CTCAATCTCTATTGTTAAAGAACCCGCCACTCCGTTCCCTGTGGCCTGCCAGCGTCCTGCTGATGGGATAAACAATACTAGCGGTATTATTAATTAGCAATACCCTGAGTATTAAAAATAATAGCAGCGGTATTACTTGTCTGATTTAGAAAGGAATTTATTTTTCGAAGTGGGATCGATAGGCACAAAAAAGCCCGCGTTACACGGGCATGAATTTGTTCAAGTGGGGCAAACCATCTGTCAGCAGCAGCTGACGACGGTGAGGATACGTGGTCTGAGATGATTAAGGAAATAACCATTCAACAATTTGCATTGCATGATATTACAGGCACAAAAAAGCCCGCGCGATGGCGGGCCTATGATTGCAGTTTTATTAACCGGCGAATCTATGTTGAAGCAGGCTTGGGCCACATAAAAGATTATAAGAAGGCGACTTAAGCATCCCTCTTTTACGTAAGTCATTGATTGTTTTAACCTGACCTTCATTAGCAGATTTTTTTAACAATAGTTCTAAGTCATTAGCAATGTTCTTTTTCATATACTCTCCTGGCTGACCTCTCAGCAACATTAGATGGTAGGTATACTGGTCAATACGAGCACCTGTTGATTAGCACGACTCATATATTCCATTATAACACGATGTAAATTTTTGATGGATTCAGACATAGCTTGATCGTTGGTGAAATCTTCGATTTTTAGTTTTAAATCCTTCACCAGCGTATTAATTCCAATCATACGGCTATGAGAGTGCCACTTTCTGTTATCACTCAAAGCTTTAGCAATTTCTTGAGCTCTGGCTGTTTTTTGTCTTTTAGTAACACGACTGCCTTGTTTCTGTGGATTAGTCTGATGAGTCGTCCAATCTCGAAATTTATACTCAACTAGCCATTTTTTTAACAAATCTATTGATAAATCGCGGGCTTGTTCAAATCTTCGTAGTTGTGCTAAATCAAGATTGCTTAACATCATGAGTTCTGCATCTGTTATACGATTTTCTGAAGATTTTTTTATCAACTCTTCACTTTTGTCAAGATATCCCAGTGCCGGAACCCATCGACCATCTGGCAGCTGCAGTTGAGGATCGATAGGACCAAGAGACGAAGAGTAGTCCATAAATATCTTGTCGCCTGACATGCACCAGATGGTTCCAGCAGACATAGCAATATCAGGTATAACAAAATATACTTCTTGGTAGAAGTGGCGAGTAATTTCAACCATCTTCTCAACTGCTTCTACAGAACCCCCCGTAGTATAGAGGATTATTACTAAAAACCGGTTAACCCTTTGTGGGTCTTGACGTCCAATAAGTTCCAACTTCGGCTGGTAAACGTCTTTAGACCAAAACTGGATCCCGCCATAGTATGCGATAACATCGCACTGAGGGAAATGCTGATCTCGAAATTGAGAAATCTGCCATGAAATGTGCGCTTCAAGAGCATTATCTAAGTAAGCCATATCCTCTCCTAATGTAGACGTCCTAAGCAAATGGATTATTAAAAGAGTATCGACTTTACTTAAAAAAACCTTAAGGATTTTTTCAAAAATTCCCCTCAAGAAAAAAACATCGCCATAGATACTAGGGCTATAGAGCTCTGTTACGCCGCTAAGTTAGAGAAATTATACTGTTTTAAAAATTCAATGATCGATTGAATAAAGAATAATTTGTAATCTTTTTCATTTATTTAAATCATGATGATAGTAACGCAAATATTTGAAATTTAAATCAAATGCATCGCGCCTCATAGAAGTTACTACACTAGGTCAGTGCCAGAAAACAAACCACCGTGGGCTCCATTTTCCATAGCTTTCTTCCAGTTACTGCGCCCTACACCAACCGCATCTTCGTCTCGATCGCCACGCCAAGCACCTTACAGTTGCCGTTGACCGGCACCATAGGCCACTGAGGGTTAAGACCCTTCAGGTACTTCTGGCTGCCGTCGATGATGAGCTTCTTGAATGTGGCTTCATTTTCATCAGTAAGCTTTGCAACAACCAGACTCCCATTCACGGCTTCCCGTCCAGTATCGAACAACACGTACGTACCTGCCGGAATACTCAGCCCCATCGGAGCAGTCATCGAGTCGCCTTCAACCTGCAACCAGAAGGCATCCCCCTGCGTATGTGCGTCTGATTCAAGCCACATATCGACATCCTTTATCGTATAGGGTTCACAGGCCTCTACCCATGCGCCAGCCTGAACCTTGCTTAGAACCGGGTAGCGCGCGGTCGGCTTGTGGTCTCTCGGGTTTGAGACGTTAGCATCAGCCGATGAAGCGTAGCTACTTGCCTCTCTGGCAAGGATGGGGCTGAAGTCAGCAATTGAACACTGAAGCATCTTCGCAAACACAGACGCCACTGACACGTTAAGAGCGTTTCTTCCGTTTAGGTAATGCCCAACACCGCCTTGGGTTATATCCAAAGCGTCGGCTATGTGCTGTTGCGTAATGCCCAGCGACTTCTTCTTTGACTCATACAAAGCTTTCAGGCGAATGGCGTCAGCAATCTGCTCTGCAGTCAGTTCTTTTTTCTTTTCCATCCCCGGATTCTAATACCCAAGTTATTAAAAAATGAAATACCGCAAGTATTGATATATTTAATACTTGTAGTATTATTGGTTCATCGGTAATCACTCGGAGGAAACCGATGGATAAGTTAACCCTGGCTGATTACGTCAAGGAGAACGGACAGGCAAAAGCCGCCGATGCAATCGGTGTTCACCAGACAGCAATCAGTAAAGCAGTACGGGTAGGACGGAAAATTTTCGTAACCACGCTTCCTGATGGACGCGTGCAAGCAGAAGAGCTTCGGCCTTTCCCTAGCAGTAAAAACGCTGCTGCATAAGCAGCGTTGCTCTTTATCAATCTGACCGGAGGCTGTTTCGGCCCCCAAAAACCGAAGTGACTTGCTCACCGCAATGTCACGTAACTACTTAACCAACAAACGGAATACTAACTGATGGAACGCGCAAAAAAACGCAACGAGGCACTGCGCATTGAAAGCGCCTTGCTTAACAAGATCGCCTTAATCGGCACAGAGAAAGCTGCTGAAGCTGTCGGGGTTGATAAAGCTCAGATAAGCCGGTGGAAACGAGACTGGATCCCCAAGTTATCAATGCTTCTTGCAGTACTGGAATGGGGCGTCGTGGATGACGAGATGGCTCATTTAGCCAGACAGGTGGCAAGCATTCTCACCAAAGAAAAGGCCCCGAGCGCTGGAACGCTAGAGGCCTGATGCACGAATCTTACTGGATCAACGTACAGGAGTAATTATGAGTTCTTTATTATCGCTTTACAAGGCAAAAGAGAAAAACGGTACGGAAACAACGGTTAAGAAAACGTTTCTGGTGCCACTGGCTGAGCTTTACGTCGAGCCGGGTTACAACGTGCGCGAAATCGACCAGGAGCACGTCGCTGAATTTCGTGATGCGTTCATTGCTGGTGAGTTTGTGCCGCCGCTGGCGGTTCAGGTTACAGAGCAGGGCATCAAGATTATCGACGGTCACCACCGGTATTACGGCGCGAAAATGGCGTCTGAAGCTGGTCACGAAATAGCACGCCTTGAGTGCAAAGACTTCTCAGGTTCCGAAGCTGATCGCATCGCATTCATGGTCACCAGCTCACAGGGTAAGGCTCTGTCTCCTCTGGAACGTGCGGCGGCATATCAGCGACTGCTGAATCAGGGCTGGACACCTTCTGAGATTGCCAAAAAGGTTAAGCGCTCACCGGCAGATGTTGATCAGCATCTTCAGTTGCTGGAGTGCGGTGAGAGCCTCATCGCAATGGTGAAGGCGGGTGAAGTGGCTCCAACCACCGCAGTTGCGTTATCACGCGAACATGGCCCGAAAGCAGACGCTGTTGCACAGGCACAAATGCAGAAGGCCAAAGCCGCAGGTAAAACCAAACTGACGCGTTCTGCGGCCATTCCTCAGTTCAGCGCATCAAAGGCACGCCGCCTGGCTGAATTGCTGGTTGATGCAGAGTTTGATCGTGATGGTGGTTTCGACAGCCTGATCCTCACTCATGGCACCACCGAAGAGATAAAGCGGATTCTCGCCGATTATCGCTCTGGGATTAATTCTGACGGGGGCGGCGATGAATCTTGCGCATGACAACGTATCACCAATCAGGCCCGCTCTCAGGGCCGTGGAGCAACGTGTGGCAGATACAGACGATGGATACACGCGTCTGGCAAACGAGCTGTACGAAGAGCTGATAGGTGCCAATCTGACCAGGAATCAGGCGAAGGTTGCGCATGCTGTTTGCCGGAAAACATACGGCTTCAACAAGAAGATGGATCGCATTGCTGATAGTCAGATTAGCCAGCTCACCAAACTGCCCAGGCAGAAGGTGAATAAGGCAAAAAACGAGTTAATTCAGATGTGTGTTCTGGTCAGGGAAGGAATGCTAATTGGACCAAACAAGAACCTCACGGAGTGGCAAATTCCTGAGTGTCACCAAGATGGTGTCACTGTCACCAAAGCAGTGACAAAAAGTGTCACCAAAACGGTGACAGGGTTGTCACCAAAACAGGGACACACAAAAGACACTATTACAAAAGACAAGAAAGACATTAAATCTACGTCAGAGAATTCTGCCGAATCCTCCGACACATCCCTGAAGAATCTCCCGGTTATTCGGCCAGAAGCAGCAACCCATTCACCCAAAGGCGACAAGTGGGGAACTGCTGACGACCTGAAGGCAGCCGAGTGGATATTCAGCAAAGTGCGGATTGTCACCCCAACTGCACAACAACCCAACTGGCCCGCCTGGGCTAACGACATCCGCCTGATGAGAGGCGCCCTTGAGGTAACGCATCACGACATTTGCGAAACCTTTAAGTGGGCCAACGCCGATCACTTCTGGCAGAGCAACATCCTCAGCCCTGCAAAACTCCGCGCCAAGTGGGACACGCTCCGTGCGAAGATGAGCCAGCCAGGGCGTAACCGGCAGGCAGTAGCTCAGCAACCTGCTCAGCACTGGAACAGCCGCGAAGCCTGGGAGAATGAATTCCTATGAGAAATCTCGTATCAGCAATCCAAAACCGTGATGCAGGTGCACTGGCTCGCATTGCAGGAGATGGCCCGCGCCCGGTTGAGCGTGGAGTGCATGAGGACGTTGAGCGCCTGGTAGATTCCCTGTTTTCAAACCTGAAGCAGGTCTTCCCGGCATCGGTCAGCACCGCCTGGCGTAACCCCAACGACGAAGCAGCAGCGAAACGCCAGTGGATCGCCGCCTTCGCTGAGAACGGTATTCACAACAAGCAGCAACTGTCAGCAGGCATGAAGCTAGCCCGCGCCAGTGGCTCACCGTTCCTGCCGTCGCCTGGTCAGTTTATCGATTGGTGCAAGCAGGGTGAACACCGCGCAGCCGGTCTGCCAGCCGATGAGGAACTGTATGACATGTTCCGCCTGTACTGCCGGGACCGTGGCATGTACGACAGCAGCGAAGAGTTCCCATGGGAAAGCCCGGCATGTTTCCACATGGTGACAGCGGTCTACAACCAGATGCGATCATTCAACCTGACCGACACGGAGTGTCGCAAACGCCTGGGCGATGAGCTGCGCAAGATGTCCCGCCGCATTGAGGCTGGCGAAATCATACCGCCACCGCGCAAGCAGATTCCTCAGTTGCACATCCCCACCGGCAACGAAAAGGCACTGGATCATCTCGCTGATATCCGCCGCCGCTTTGGGCTGAAAGGTGGACGCCATGACTGAGATGAACCGCATCCGCTTTGAGCGCCTGTATCGCAGCGTGCACGGCGATAAACACAACCTGACCCGATCACATCTTGGCTATCAGGATGCTGTGGTAGACCGGGCATTTTTCTTCTGGCTTGAGGGAAGGGAGAGTGCAGCATGACACAGGTAACTCAACTGGTAATCACACCGCCACTACTGCGTCAGGCTCGCAATCTGCAACTGGCAATCATCGACCTGGCTAAGAAGCGCGACCTGAAGCCGGAGCAATTCCGGGCGCACCTTAACGCTATCGACATGCTGGCGCGTGAAGCACACGACCTGATAGTCGAAGCTGAGTTTGAACAGCAGCCATCAAACCACAATGCATTAAAGCGAGACAGACGCGATGGAGACTCAACGTTACCTGTTGCGTGACAGCAACATCCGACAGAACTGCATCACCGCCATCCAGCAACTCCCTGCCAATCCCGAAAAACCTCTGCAGGTAACCATCCAGGAAGACACCAGAAGCCTTGCGCAAAACCGCATGCTTTGGGCCTGCCTGCATGACGTATCAAGCCAGGTCGTCTGGTACGGGAGGAAACTCGACTCTGAGAGTTGGAAACACATATTCAGCGCTGGCCTGAAAGGGCAGGAGACGGTGCCGGGTATAAATGGCGGCTTTGTGGTGCTGGGCCAATCAACAAGCAAAATGCATGTCAGTGAGATGCGTGACCTAATCACACTAATTCATGCCTTCGGTGCCGAGCAGAACGTCAGGTTTAGCGATGAATCAGCGCGCGCAGCTGAATGGGC